AAAATGTAAAAACTTTCTGAACTTTCCTTTATCATCTATATTACCTTCTAACGTACAATTGTAATATTGATAACCTGCATTATCAGATCTTAAAGAAGGCATTAAAATAGGGTAAGAAAAATGTAATCCTATTTTAGCATCAAAGGTTTGTAAGTTTTCTTTATATTTTAGAAGTATTTCATCTAACTTATCATATAATACTTCATCTTTATACTCATAAAAAGATCTCATAATACGAGACATATTTATACCTTTTTTATGAGCAGCTAACGATACAGTACCAGTTACTTTAGTTTCTAGTTCTATATCTCCTCCATCTCTTTTAGTATATTTAAGAGGTAATCTAAAGTTATGAATACCTACTTGTTGAATAGCTACTGGAGCTCCTTGTATTAAAGAAGATGGACCATTCTGTAAATCTGGGAAAGTCTTTATATCATCTTTAGTAGGACTAAACTCTTTATCATAGTCTCTATTAGGTTCATAATACTTTACTGAGTGTTCATTTGCTGGTGCTTCTGTAGTAGTTTCAGCGTCACCAATCCATTCATAACCTTTGTTGTTTTCGTCTGTCATTTTATTTTTGTTTTTAACGAGGTTCTACGACTCTTGTAACCATTTTATATAAATATAAGAACTTTTAATCAATTAAACAAGATAATCTTGAATACTTTCACTATTAATTGATTCCCAAGGAAATACTAACCATCTATCGTCAGTAATAAGTTCTCCATAAAACCTTGGTGTTGTTTTTGAACCTACTCTCATAGCAAGAGAACAAACTATAAAATCTAATTCTTTTGCTTCTATTAAAGTATGTCCAGTATCAGAAATATCGTCTATACAAATGACGTTTTTTCTAATATCTTTTGGTAATAGTTTAGCAGATGAGTAACTAATGTATTTAAAATTAAATGCATGAGACATCATAACTGCAGGTATTAATCCTCCACGAGGAATACCAGTTACAAATTCAATCTTATCTAATCCATCTAATCTATCTCCTATTTCATCTAACTGCTTTTCAACCCATTTCCAACTTAAAAAAACTTTATCTTTATTCATAACAATTTTAAAATTTTCTTTACTGTGTTTTTATCTACTTCGATTTCATGATATGGTAAATTATGCTCTTCTAATTTAAGTTTACATAATTCGTCTATTTCTATAGATTGCTTCAAATCTTGAAATCTTTCTTCTTCATTTATTTCATTATCAGCTCTTTTCAATAATATATTTAAATTATCGTATTTTTTATGTAAATCTACTACAACCTTATGGAAAGACTCACCGTAATATTCAGCTGGATATCCTTTAGTATAATAACTATGATATATAGTTGAGAACATTATGGGAGAATCGATGATAATATAGTCTACCTTACCGTATGATTGTGCTATACCTCTATGTTGGTTAGCAAAAACATATAACTGATCTTGTATAGCAGGATAGTTTTTATCCCAAGCTAAAGTTTTAGGAAACTCATAAGGATTATTACAACTTATGTGCTTCTTTTTTAACTTATAGAATATTCCAGCTGCTATAGATGATTTACCAATTCCGGGGCCTCCAAATAAATTTACAAGTTTACTCATATCGAAAAAATGCTGTATAAGTAACCACATATACCTACCATATTAAGTAATGATAAATTATATGATTTAGTTTTTTGTGTTTGTACTGTTAATAATGCTAATCCAGAAATACATAATATTTTACCGGATAAATTGTTTACGAAAAATGGTCCTGCCATCATACAGAAAGTTCCTATATAGATGACAAATATTTTATACAATAAATCTTTTTTCATGAAAATATTTCGTTTATTAAATTACCTAATCTTACTCCTGCATAATATAACCTTTTCTCTAAAACTGGTTGGTATTTGTAAACGTAATCGTACGAAAGATTATCTCCTTCTTTAGTATTAGCATAGATATCTCTAGCCCACCAATGAGATTCAAAAGTCCACTCTAATACATTACTCTGATCTACTTTTTTTCTACCGTATTTATTTTCTAAATGATTACTCCATTCAGTAAATGACATTTTAAAATCATCTATCAAATTAGTATCCCATAATACGTGTAAATTTGTATAAGTATCAGATCCTTTTCTGCCTTTAAATTTTAATTTTATTTTACTTCCTCCATAATCCTCATATCTTCCTACATGCATCGGTTGATGAATATCTCCTACTAAATGAACTAAATATTTAAGATAAAATTTTTTCATCTCTTTATCTGCACTAGGAGATTTCAATATCAGTACTGCTCTTTGTATTATAGTAACTACATTTTCATCTGCAACTTCAGCATCTGGATATTCTACATCTAAAGGAAGATTAACATAATGCCATTTATCAAATGGTCTCCATTCAGGATTACTCCTCATTTCATCAGCCCAGGTACTTACTGATGATAACGACTCTCCGTCCAAGATGTCGTATACAATTTCTTTAACTTCAGGAGTCAATTGTCTCTCAGCAATTTCTCCTACTATTCTGTGTCCTGTTTTACCCCAATCATTTGCAAATAATGCACTTCCTGCTCCTAATAACAATATCAAAAGTAAAATCGGAAACAAATAAATCTTTAATATATTATATAACGCTTTCATACTATTAATATAAGAAAAAAAAAGGGAGCCAAAAAGGCTCCCCTTAATTTTTTTTGGATTAAAATTTATATTTCAATGAAACATTCCAAGTACGGCCAAATCCAAACCATACACTGTTTCTTACATCAATACCGTTCCAAGTAGTTGCACCTGCTTCAGCATGAATGTTACTATTAGACTCTGCAATGTATGTATTGTCTAATAAGTTATTTACGTTAGCTCTTAAAGACCATCCGTTTTTAGCATAAAAAGTAGCACCTAAATCAACTAAACCGTAAGAAGGTAACTGTAAAGCACCTTGATTATCAGGATTAGTAAAAGCTGAATCTGTAATAGAATAATCAGCATATAATCCATCTACGAATCTATAATCTAAATCTAATTTTATGTTAGAACCAAGGTTCTGATCTAAACCTAAAAGAGCGACAAATTGAGCAGCGTCTCCTACTTTAGCACCTTTAGTGTAAAGTTTACCAGTACCTATTGATACTTGGTTTTCATCAAATAACTCTGCTTCAAAGTCTTTAGTATAAGTCCAATCACCAATTGATAACATACCTCTCAGTTTAGTTGAACCTACTCTATAAGTTGCTTCAGCTTCAATACCTTTATGAGTTACGTCAATATTTCTAAATTGAGCAAATCCATCAACACCTTGCTGATTAGATAAACTTCTAGAAACAAATCTATTACCCCAGTTAGTATTATAAGCATTAATATTTAGTCTTAACTTATTACCGATATATCCATATCCAATCTCAAACGATTCGATTCTTTCGTTTTGTAAATCTGGATTGATATCATTTCCATAATTAGGAAATACAGCATCAAATAATGGCTGTCTATCAATAAATCCTATGTTTGCAAATACGTTAGATTTTTCAGTAAAGTTATAGTTAATACCACCTTTCAAATATCCACCACCTAAGTTAGCTTTATCTGAAATAGGATTATCTATATTAGCAAATCTATCTTCTCTTTGGAATTGTTGGTTAGATAAACCACCTTGTAGTACTGCAGTAACTTTATCACCTGCATATTCTACTAGACCGTTAACACCTGCCCATTTTACAAACCCAATGTTATAATAAGCAATCTTTGCTTCATCGTCTCCGATATTAGTACCTCTAAAAGGTTTAGCAGTAACTAAATCAGATGCATCTAAAAATTGAGTTCCTAAGTTTTGATTTCCAGTAGAAGCATATTGAGTTAGACCTAATAGGTCGTTCATTGCTCTATAGTGATAACCTGTATAATCTCTTAAATCAATACCTAATGAATATCTCATCTTTCCTTTCTGAATGTTAAGCTTAGATATAGCTCCAATCCAGTTATGAGAGTTCATAGAAGCTCTTCTAACTAATATATCTCTAGCATAATCTCTATCATTATGAGAACCGATTTCGTACTGTGAGTTATGAGCAACAACTGCATCATAATTTATAGTACCATCAGCATTTCTAGTTCCTCTACCATTTTCTAGGTAATGCTCAGTTAGATCTTTTCTAAAAGGTAACATATCGATAGAAGACTCATAATAGTTTCTTCCTCTTGGTCCAGTTCCACCACCTCTACCAGCAGAGCCGTATATAGAAGTATTTAATTGAACGTTATCTGATATGTCCCAGTCCCAGTTAAGAGTAGCTAAAGGCTTGTTGTAGAAGTTTCTACGCAAGTTGTACTCTTCACCATTTAATGTACCACCATTAGTGTTCCATCTTCTGTCTATTCCGTCTTCTCCAAAGTTTTGGTAATCTCTAATAGATACCCAAACATCTCTTTGATGGTGCCATTGACCGGCTCCTAAAACAGAAAGGTTCAGACTATGTGCTGAACCCTCTGGTGTGTATCCTACGGCTGCAAAATAAGTCCAGCCTGCCCCTGATGTATTATAAATGTATCCGTTTCCAGACCATTTAGTTAATAAATAAGAAGATGACCATCCTTTATCATTTACTCCAGTATTATAAACTGCAGTAGTTTTGATATAGCCATCATTACCTATCATCTGAGTTAAAGATCCACCTTCGACTTTTTCAGCACTTTTAGTGAATATAGAAACAGTTCCACCTACTGATGGTACTGCCAATGAAGTGGCACCTAGTCCACGTTGGATCTGGATGTTGGATGTAACGTCAGTTAATCCTTGCCAGTTGCTCCAATAAACCCAACCATTTTCCATATCATTAACGGGTTGACCGTTGATAAGAAAAGAAGTATTACGCTGATCAAAACCTCTTAAAGAAATACGGCTATCACCATATCCTCCTCCTTGCTTTGTAGCATAAACTCCGGGTGTCTTGTTCATGACTTCTGGGAATTCTAAATTCCCTGTCTTTAAGAGTACGTCGTTTCCGGAAATAGTACTAACTGCAATTGGTGTCTCTCTAACTTTAGCGACATCTATTACACGAGAAGATACTACTACCTCTTCCAACTCCACATCTAGAATAGTTTTGGAATCCGTACTCGATTCTTGAGCGTAAGCTCCTACTGCTAAAAACATTAACAGTATAGTAACGAGATTTCTCATTAAATTGATTTAAAATTAAACATTAATATAACCTATTTACAACGACCTAATTTTGATCGTATTCTATTTCGTACTCTTCCCATCCTTTTGTAGGCTTCTCGTTAGGAAAAGAGTAACATCTAATGCTGTTCGAACTTGTGAATTCAATACATTTAGTAAAAGTACTAGGTATTGTAGCTCCTGTAGGAAGAATCGAATCTGAAAATTCTATCTTTACAGTTACTATTAATTCCTGTTCGTCATCCCACTTTCTTTCTTGTTCTTCTAATAATCTCCACTCACCTCTATTAAGGTATTGGTTTTGTAAAGCACAATTTAAGTAGGAAAATGTTTGTTTTAAATTTTCTCTAGAATCAGAGAATGTAGCGGCTGGTGCAAGGTGACCTTTATCCCATACGTTTCTATAGTAGTCTTTATTATCTGAAGTATGATAATCTTCTTCTGTGTAAAAATTCATAGAACCTCTATCTACGTTTTTTACTCTATCAGATGACCTATATACCACTGAAATGGGTTGTTCTTTAGTTTCTGAATAAATTACTGTGAATATTGAAGTTTCAACTTTTACTTCTTCTCTGAGGTTTACAGGTTCTCTTACTACTTCTTGTGCTTTTGTGCAAGCTAAAGTAAAAACTAATAAACAGGTTAGATAAAATCTAACCATTGTATTCGAGACCATAAAATTTATAATTCCTTTTAACGTATTCGTCAGTGCCATCTCTTTCGATTGCTTCTTCCTCGCTATCATAAATAGCTTCTACTGGACATTCAGGCAAACATGCTCCACAGTCAATACACTCGTCTGGATTAATGTATAACATGTCTTTTTCCCCTATAGTCATACCGGCTACTTCTGCTCCTGCTCCTTCAGGGTTTATTGGTCCGTGTATACAATCTACTGGACATACAGCAACACATGCAGTATCACAAGTTGCTTCACATGGCTTACCTATTATATAACTCATTTACCTACTGAAGTTACTTTTTTCATAAACTTATTAAGAGCCTCTTTTTCATCCATTCCTGATTTAATATCTTCAAAAACTTCTTTAGCTCCTAATATATTTGACATTAACTCACCTATAACATCAAGCTCTTCATCTTTTATACCTCTGGCATCTATTAGATCATCTAAAAGATCTAAAGATTCAGTTAAAAAGTCTACATCGTTATTTTGAGCAAACTTAACTATATGTCTAACTAATGGTAATCTCATTCTCCAAAGTGTCTTTCTAAAGTATCCAGTACATCATCAGCTTCGGCTAATGCTCTTGCTGCTTCTTCTGCATTCTTGTAGAAATCCTCTGTTGAATGGTCACCAATACCAGCCGGGTTTTCCATCAATAACTCAAAAGTCATTAATGCTTTTTCTTTTTGTGCTTCAAACGTTGCTCGAAGCATTTTAATTACTCTATATTGTGCCATATCAATAAATATTAAACTTCTCTTTGATCTTCAAATGCTATAATATGAGGTCTCCACGTCATTCTATAGCCGTTATCTCTTACCCAATCAAATAAAACTGGATAAGATTTAAATAATGCTTCTCTGCTATCACCAGCAGGCATAAACCATACTTTTTCTCTAGGTACTTCTAATTGTTCTATACAATCCATTATTTCTTCTAAAGCACCTTCATCTTTACCATCCCATACAGGTTTAATATGAAAATCATTATGGTAATTTATACTTTCTTTAATAGCATTATAATTTAATCTAAACTTATTATGCTGCTTAATCATTCTTTCATCAGTTATCTTTCCTTCAGGAGTCTCAACACCGATAACAGGAACTGAATTACTGAATTTAGGACTAATACTAAGGAGGCCAATAGGAAAGTCAGTAGGAAGGAAATGTGACCCTTCAGTTTCGATTGTAATGAATATATTTCGTTCATTTGCTAAGTGAGTTAGTTCGTTAACTAGTTTTTTATGCATAGTAGGAGATCCTCCAGTTAACATCATTTCTGATATATGAGGATTATCATCATACATTTTAATTATGTCGTTAAAATTATATTTACCTTTTTCAGGATGTATAGAAGTATACCAACTATCACACCATCCTCCTTCACCAAAGTAACATCTATGAGTACACCCAGTAGTTCTAATAACTACAGTAGGATATCCTGCTCTTGATCCTTCAGATTGAACAGCAGTATAGATTTCTACAATAGGTAAATTTTTATCGTAATCTTCTATCCTACCTAGGCTCATATATTGCTGAATTTTTATCGTGTTCTCTAAATTCTACTCTTGCTATTCTTACTCTACCATCAGTTTCATCCATAATAAATGGATTAACTTTATCATATACAAATTGTGCAAATCTTTCTGCACCTACTGCAGGTACCTCTCTTAATCGTAAGTAGCCTTGTTTATCTAAATCTCTAAACGTATCTAATGCAGGATCATCAGTAGCCATAACAACTGTATGATCGAACATATAATCAAACCAATCTTTAGGTTTTTTACCGTCTATAGTTCCTTCAGCTCTTTTCATACCACCAAAGTCCCAAACCCAGTTTCTATTATCTAACTGACCTTCGAACCATAGTTTAATCGATACCCCATACCCATGTAAATACTGGCAATGAGTAGTAGTTGCTCTCCATTGACGAAAACAAGTAGAGAATCCGTCAAAAACTTTTGTTGATTGAAATTTACTCATTATACTAACTCTTCAATTATACCTACTATTTCTGATAATATAAGCAAAATAGCTGAAACTACCAAATTAAATGGAATAAAAATATATCCTAATATTCTAATTCCAGATTTGATAAAAGATACAATCTGATGCTTTCTAGCATCTGGATAGTTCATAGTTTGAGTTGGAAGTTTGTGAGTATTTACTCTATTGTAGAGATATTCCTCATTTCTGTCTTTTCGACCTTCTACATCGTAGAGATCTTTTTCAATAACCTTTAATAAATCTTCTTTCATATTGTGTTTTTAAAGTGGTGCTACGACACTATAGTCTATATTATTATAATATAGGTAAAAAATACCAAAATACCAACTATTTTACGTTAAAATAGATCCTGATATTTCAATCCAATTATTTCCATTGTAAAATGCTAATCTACTACCAGTAACTGCGAAAGATCCAGTATGTGGAGATGATGGTAAAGGATTGGAAGGTTCAATTGTAAACAACCTTGATGAACTAACTAATGTATGACCATCATTTCTTATCTCAGTTTTATTAATAGTAATACCTACAGCTGTTCCGTCACTACCTGTTGCATTTAAAATTTGTACTTGATCTGCAGCAGGATAAGCAATAACCTGAATACTATTTTTATTACTATTAGCTGCTGAAGACGAATCAAATCCTACTTCACCATAAGTAGTTGCTTGAGATGTAGATAAAAATCTTAAATCATGACCTCTAAACTCAGTATGAACTGGATATAATGAACTTGAAAAGTACTCAATTGCATTATGGTAATTATTGGTTGTAAATACATTTACTTTACCACTTTCTACTACTGAACCTGTTACTGTTGTAGTATCTAAAAATGATGAAGTTTTTGCATTTGATGCTGATATTGAAGATGCAACACTAGAACTAAAAGAAGTAATAGAACCTGAAATTGCAGTTCTTCTTGCAGCTGAACCTGTAAATGCCATTAATGATGTTACTTCGCCATCGGTTGCTGCAATATCAGAAGCAAAAGATGATGAATTAGCTAATTTAACCCAATTACCAGCATGGGCAAAATAAGCTGATCCTGTCGCATGTACATGTGCAAACATTCCATGGTAAGTGGTAGCATTTGGTAAAT